TTTCCCGAAATGGCGCATGATGCAAGAAATATAAATATACTATGTTTTGAACATCATTCATGTTGGGAGAATGGGGATAAAACGAAAATGCGTATATATTCCGGCAATATGATAATGATTGAATTAATGAAAAATGAGTATGCAAATTTGGAAAGATATTGAGGGTTACAAAGGACATTATCAAATTTCTAATTATGGCAATGTTCGTTCCTTAAAAAAGGATGCGTTTCTAATGAAAGGCGGATATTTGAAAGGATATAAAATAATTAATTTATGGAAAAATGGAACCGGGAAAATGTTCCGTGTTCATAGATTAGTTGCGGCGGCTTTCATTCCGAACCCGGAAAACAAACCATGTATCGACCATATCGACGGCAACCGAGCCAATAACCATGCAGATAATTTGCGTTGGGTTACGGTTAAAGAAAATCAGAATAACCCAATAACAAAATCTAAATGGATTGGAAAAAAAGCGAACCCGCACCACGAAAAAGCGGTTGAGCAAATAAAAAACGGTATTGTTGTAAATGTGTTTGTTAGCATACAGGAAGCCGCCCGAAAAGGCAATTTTTCGGCAACGGCAATTTGTAAGGTATGTAAAGGGAAAGGAAATTTGCATAAGGGTTATAAATGGAGATATAAAAAATGAGAACCAAAAAGAGGCAACCCGATTACGGGGCAATTTCCCGGTCGTCAATCAAAAAAGACTTTCAGAGGGTACAAAGATACCCCGCCGAGGAAAAACGCCCGCAAATCGAAGAATTTCCAAAAATAAACGCCGAACGTCGTATTATCCATATATCGGAAACGAGCGCATACGCCAAGTTTGCCCGGTGCATTGTCGGCAAATTGGTACGACTGAAAGAAAAAGCGAACGTTGGCGGCAATTCGTGGTATTGCGAGTTTGTGCATGACGACGACCGGAAAGCCTTAAACATGGCGGCGGGTTGGTCTGATAATAAGAAATTGTATTTGTTGGATGGTGTTAAATTCAAATAGTTATGAGTGTAAACAAAGTTACTTTATTAGGGCATACCGGAAAAGCCCCGGATTTTAAGGAGTTCGACAACGGCGGTTGTGTTGCGACCTTTTCGTTGGCAACCACGAAACGAGCGTTTACGACAAAGGACGGGCGGCAAATCCCGGAGCGTACCGAGTGGCACAACATTGTATTGCAAAACGGGTTGGCAAAGGTCGCCAATCAGTACGTCAAAAAGGGCGATAAACTTTATATTGAGGGGGAATTAAGAACCCGGAGTTATGACGATGCGCAAGGCGTGAAACGATATGTTACCGAGATTGTCGCAACCGATATGGAAATGTTGACGCCAAAAGGAACCGGAGCCGGAACGCAAGCCCCGCCGCCGCCCGTGCCGGATGCACCCGCCCCCAACGGAACCGACGATTTACCGTTTTAATCTATGAGTATGGGAGCGATAAACGGACGGGTTATTTACAGCCCAAAGGGAAAAGCCGGGGAATATGCCGAGAACGCCGCCAACTTTTATGTTGGTTGTTCCAACAGATGCACGTATTGTTATTTGCGCAAAGGGAGGGGCGCAAAAGTGTTGGGAGGCAATACCCCGGAATTGAAAAAGACGTTACGAGAATATCCATACGCATTGGATATATTTACGAATGAGTTGTTGAAGCATAAGGACGAATTGCAAAAAACGGGGTTATTCTTTTCGTTTACGACCGACCCGTTATTGCCGGAAACGCAACGGTTGACCCGTCAAGCAATCGGCGTTTGTCAACGCCACGGCGTCCCGGTTAAAGTGTTGAGCAAATGCGCCGAGGGTATCAATATTTTAATCGACTTTGCCGAGGCGTCCGAGGGTTGGGATAAATCCCGCATTGCCATTGGTTCCACGTTGACCGGGTGCGACGAATTGGAACCAAAAGCAAGCCCAAACCGGATGCGTATAAACGCATTGGCACGGGCAAAACGCCACGGGTTCCGTACCTTTGCAAGCGTTGAACCAATCCCCGTGGGAATGTTTGACCGGGCGTTTTCTGTAATTGCTTTGTCGTACCCCTTTGTTGACTTGTTTAAGATTGGATTGCAAAGCGGTTGCAGATATACCAAGCGGGAAACATTGACGTTTTACAACGACGTGTTCGACTATTGGGAGGCGCACCCGGACAAAACGCCCCGGATATATTGGAAAGATAGTTTTATAAGAGTGTCCGGGATTGAGCGGGAAACATTGCCCGGTTATTGTGTCCCGGCTAATTATAATTTATTCGACAATGGCAGAACATGAAGTTACAGAAACAACGACCCGTAAAATATACGTTTACCCATGCGTTAAATGCGGTTGCGATGATATAGAAATATATAATTGCGGTTATAGTTCATTTAATTGTGCCGGGGGTAAATGTAAAAAATGCGGGCATAAAATCGAAACGGGCGCAAGTTGGAACGCCAAAAATAGCGAGTTAATCAAAGCATGGAACCGGGGTAATAATCCCGACGTTTTGATTGAACAATTGGAAAAGGATAAACAAGCAATCGCCGAGGAAATAAAGCGTTTGCGAAAAATTAAAAGGAGGTTGCAAAATGCAGTATAACAACAAAGATTATAAACCGAAATTGCACGACCGTTGGCGTGCATTAACCGTTAAAAATCCGTATGCAACGCAGTTGGTAACGGCGGCGTATGAGGACAACGGGATTGTTTACGGCGAAAAATGTATTGAGGTACGAAGCAAAAACACGCCGTACCGGGGCGATTTAATGGTTTGTTCGTCCGCTAATCCCGTAATTCCGGGATATGAAAACGGGGTAACGTTGGGATTGGTTGAGTTGTACGACGTTAAGCCCGTCGCCGATTTTACCCCGGAAGATTGGGAGAATACCCGCATACCGCCCGAAAAACGTAAATCCATTACAAAGGGGTTCGGTTGGCTGATGCGGAACCCCCGCCGGGTAGTTGAGTTTCCAATTAAGGGGCAATTGGGTATCTATAATCTCGTATATACCAAAGGCGTAATAACCGAATACCCACGGGCGTTGGTAGTTGATAAACAGAGTTACGAATTATTAAACAGAAAAGGAAATGAGTAAAAAACAAGTTGGAATTATCCGCAACAATGGCGACGTACATACGGCGCAAATTGGGTTTCATATCGGACGGGTTGGCGTATCTGTTTACGTCCGGGAATATTGGAAATATAAGAGTTGGTTTATTATTCCCGGCGTGTCTGTGGATGCGGTCAACGGTTACGACCGTTACGTTGACATTGAGGCGAAAATATTGTTTGTCGGCATTGGCATACGGTTTATATGGATTAAAAGAAAGGTAAAACGATGAAAGCAAAGATTTTATTGTTATCTTTGGCAACGCTTTTGTTGGGGGCGTGCCAAAGCGAGAACGAACCAACGGAAACATTTTATTTACTTCAAAAATCCGAGAGCATGGAAGAAAGAAACGAGTTTGTAACGAATACCACGGCGGCAATGATACAGATAAACGCCCCCCGGTATAATTGCGAGATTGTCGAAACCGCATTAGCGGGCGGCGATAGGGTACGAATTTGCGTAAAAGGCGCAAAGGAAGATTTGGACGCATTGTTTGACTATGTAAACGAAGCGGGCAAAGAATGAGAGTAAAGCAACCCGAACCGTTCGACCGGGAAAGAGAGTATAAGCCCGGCGAACGGGCAATTGTCAACGGTGCGGTTTTAATTGCTACATTATGGACGCCCGCCGCACAACGGTTGGCGGATAGCCCCGGAACATTATTTTGTCAACGCTGCGTTCGTTGTAAGATTGGAAAAGATATTTGCACCGGGGCAAATCTGAAATGTGATAAATACAGCCGCACCGACCGAAAAACGATTTTTTGGCGGTTGGCATATCCAAAGAGTAACGCAGTAAGAACAATTAAAAAAAATAGCAATGAATAAGCAAGTATTAAGCCCCTTTGATTGCGATATGTGCGCAATGATTGAGGACATAACAAAACAAGAAATTGAGGTTACGGCGTCCGATACCTCAATACGTTTGAGTTGGGCGCAAAATGGAAGCGAGGGAAACGATAAAGCCGAGGGACAAAGGATTGAGGCGTTAAAACAGGCAATCCGGGGACGATTGGGCGACCGTCTTATTGAGTTCTTTTATGCCGATGGTAGGCAGTCGGTTTTTATGAAGTACGACCCGGAGGAATACCCGGAGGAAATGCACACCCGTTTAGTTGACCCGGACGCCACGGCGGGAACCCGGTATTGTCGCACCTTGTTAGAGGTTGACGCAATCCAATTTCGCCGGGACAACGTGAACGACGTTTTGAAATTTACCGGAGGCGGAACGGTTACGACGCCCCGCACCCCGGACGGCAAAGCAATGTTTTCTTTTCCCGATGGCAACGGCATATTCGTTGACGTGCCGGAAAGTTGGTACATTATCCGGGAATTGAACGGACGATTTACCGCCCGCCCGGAACGGGATTTTAAACGAGAATTTGAACCTAAAAACAATCCCGTCGAAAATACCCAAAAGGAACCCACAAACAAAGGTTGCGGCGATTGTTCCAATTTCATGTATGAGGACGTAAACGGGAACGGTTATTGTGAGGCGTTCAAATCTGAACAAAGGTGCGGGAATTTACGTTGCCAAGAATATAAACCCAAAAAATAATAGAGCGATGAAAGAAAAAAGTTTTGCACAAGAATTGGCGGCATTGATTAACCGCCACGGTATCGACGCCAAAATGAATACGAACGATTGGATTTTAGCAGATGTTGCCATTGATGCGTTAAACGCATACGGGAAAGCCAACCAATTACGGGAAAAAATGGCAAACGCCCCGGAACCGGGGAAAGACGATTGGATTGCCCGGCGTGTACATTGCGCCGAACCTTACAAGGGAAAGCCCAACCCGGAGGGAAAGAATACAGAAAACCGGAGGCGTTCGACGTACCAAAAGAAGTGGAAGCAATGGCGGCGTTCTTTGCTGATATGTTCCCCGGTTCCGAAATACAAATCCAACGGGTCGATTTGAAAAAGAATCCACGGGATAAACGCCGGGCAAAGAACCAACAAAAGAACCGAAAAGGAGGGCGCAACAATGAAAGATAATTGCAAAAACCCATGTATGATGTTTGCTAATCCCAATATTTGCTTTATTTGGGATGAAAGATTAAGAGAATGGCGACACACAACCGCCGACCGGATAATATCCGGGTTAATGGGTAACTATCAAAGCGTAAAAGCATGAAAGCAAAAAATAATTGCCCGGATATAATTCCGAATATGCCGACCGAATGCGCCCCGGATAATCGACGCCCCGAAAAGATATGCGGAACGTGTCGATATTTTAACCCGGAATTTCCGGTAAATGGAAAGCCCGCCCCGGTATGTTTGGCAATAAAGGAAATGAAAGGGGGAACGGAATACAGCAACCCCCGTGGAACGCAACATTATTTTCGTTGCTCAAATGGGAGATACGAAAACGGTATAGGACAATAGGCATAAAAGCCCCGGAAACAAAGCCGGGGTTTTGCCGTTTATATACATGAGAGTACAAACGTTTGGCAATGCGCCGGAAAAGCCGTAAATTTGCCCCGTGGTTGAAAGATAACCATTAAGACGATAAAAGTATTGAGTTAATAACAAAAGCCTCTTAAAATGGAAATTCCCCGCAAATAACTTGTAAAGGGTAAACACGTTTTAAGGAGGGAACGGGAAAAAGAAACACAGAGAGCCGAAAGAACCAAAGAGGAACCAAAGGACGGAAAGGATAAAAGAACCGAGGAACCGAAAGGAGGTTAAAGACAAAAGGCGCAAAAGGTTGATTTTATACCCCGTTTGACATTATAAAGAGGTTTGACGATGAAAAAGAGAAAGAAGCCATTAGGCTACAATAAGCGTTCCGAGGAACAACGAATTTATGACATTCGGTTTTGTGCCGATTTGTTTTTGCGTGGGTATTCATACCGGGAAATTGCGGACGCATTGAACCGGGATTTGTCCGCCCGTGGAATGGGTTATACAATAACCTTTCAAATGGTTTATTACGATTTGCAACAATGCCTTATTGAGTGGAAACGGGAACGGTTGGATAATATCGACGAATACGTTACGCAGGAATTGCGCAAATTGGATAAAATGGAGCAACAAGCATGGGAGGCGTGGGAGGCGTCGAAAACCGGAAAGATGCGTACCAAAGAGAAAACCAACAAAGGGCGACCAATCAAAACCGATGCCGAGGACGGCGACCCGGAATATTACGGGTACAATGAAACCGCAACTGAAACGTCCGCCGGGAACCCCCGGTTTTTGGATTTGCTTTTGAACATTCAGCAACGCCGGGCAAAGATGTTAGGATTTGACGCACCCGTTAAAATTGAGATACCCGGATATAACGCCACGACCGACGACGATAAACCAAAGTACGACGTTAAGGCAATCCCGGACGATATGTTGTTTGCGTTGGCTGATAAACTGCAATCCGCCGAATATCAAAAGGCATTGTTGGAGAAAGGAGGGGCGCAATAATGGCAAAGAGAGCAACCGCACCCCGTCCCGGAACCAAGCAACCGGAATGGCAAACCGAAATTTGCGATACGTGCCGTTTTTCCGAATGGATAACGGACGACCAAAGACACCGGGATTTGAACGGGAACCCGATTTGTTTACGTTGCCCGCATTATCAATATTACATTGTCCGAGGTCGCCGGGCGTGTTCTAAATGGGAGAAAGGAGCAAAGCAATGAACAACGAACAATTATTGCAGATGTACGACGCAATCCGGCAACAACCGGATTTGCTTGTTAAAGCCGCCGCCCGTAAACGCCTTATCAACTTTGCCCGGTATATGCAACCGGATTTAGTGTTAGAGCCTTTCCACGTGGTTTATTATACGCTTTTGGATATGTTCGCACATGGGAAAATCCGAAAGATGATTGTACAACAACCGCCCCAACATGGCAAATCGGAGGGGTCGAGCCGAAAGTTACCCGCATTCATGGAGGGATTGAACCCGGATTTAAAAATTGTGATAGGTTCATACGCCGCCACGATTGCACGGGATTTCAACCGGGATGTTCAACGTATCATTGACACGCCCCGGTATCGTGAATTGTTCCCCGGCACGTATCTAAATGGTTCCAACGTCGTAACGATGGCAAACACGTATTTACGCAATAGTGATGTTATCGAAATGGTAGGGCGTAAGGGGTCGTTGCGTGTTGTGGGGCGTGGCGGTTCGTTGACCTCTAAAACCGTGGACGTGTCGATATTGGACGACGTTTATAAGGATTACGCCGAGGGTAACAGCCCGATAGTACGGGCGGCGGCGTGGAAATGGTACACAACCGTTGTTCGTACCCGCTTACATAACGATTCGCAGGAATTAATAGTATTTACCCGTTGGCACGACGATGATTTGATAGGACGCATTGAAAAGAGCGGGGAAATAATCATTGATGTAACCCGTTGGGCGGATTTGGAAAACATACCGCCGGGGGCATGGGTACGCATAAACTTTGAAGCGTTGAAAACCGGGGAACCGACCGAAATAGACCCCCGCCCGGTTGGGGCTGCATTATGGGAGGGACGGCACAACCGTATGAAGTTGGAAGCGCAAAAGGCATTAGACCCGGTACAATTTCAATGCCTCTATCAAGGCAACCCCGGTTCCGCCGAGGGTCGATTATACCAACCGTTCAAAACGTGGGTTGAAAAATCCGATTACGGCACGTACATACGTTCCGGCGCATACATTGACGTTGCCGATGAGGGCGACGACCTTTTGTTTGGTGCAACGTATGACGTCTATAAATCCGACAACATGGTTTTCAACGAAAAGACAAAGCGGATGGAGCCGTTATTATTCGCCCTAATTACCGATATGGAAATGACGGACGAAAACACGGACGTAACAACCGTAACCGTCCCGGCAATGATAAACCGGAACGGCACGCAAAAAGCATGGGTTGAAAGTAACAACGGCGGGGCGGGCTTTGAAAAGGTTATCAAAAAGAAAGTCCGGGCGATTACCGACCCGTTTTATCAAGGGGGTAACAAGGAAAGCCGCATAATCACTAATTCCGCAATGGTAAACCAACATATAATTATGCCGTTCGGATGGGAAACCCGGTATAAAGCCGTTTACGACCATGTTACAACCTTTTTGCGCAATTTCGATGCGAACACGCACGACGACCCGGAGGACGGATTAACCGGGATTTACGAAAAAGAGATTGCCGACGGTAATATACAGCCATACGCACACGCCAACCGAGGCGTTAAACGTCGTAACTAACAATTTAATTGATATATGCAAGTTTATAACGGAAAAAGTTTATAACTTTGCAACGTAGAAGTAATACAGAGGGCAAAGGGACAGCCCAACGAGGTAACAAATGTAATTTTTAACGTTAAAATTTTAAGAGTATGATTACTTGTAAGTGTCCGGCGGCGGCTTCATTGCCCGATATTCCCGCCGTAAAATGCGCCGAAAGTTTCGGGCAAATCCAAAAGGTAGCGTTTCAGCGTCTAACCAAAGACGATGGAAGCAAAAACAGTTTTACGAGCGAAAAGGCAATTACTTTGCTTGCTTCATGGACGCCGTTATTGTCGGCGGCTGATAGTACAAAGATTGTTGTTTCCCCGTATATCCAAGCCCCGACCAACGAAGCCGGAGCCGCCCGAACCTTTGGCGGCGGTAACGAAACATTGGGAGGCGTTGAGGAAATTATAGGGCGTGAACCTAACCCGTTCACGGGCGTAATGCGTAAAATCCCCCAATCAGTAATTAAGGCAATGAAAGAATTGCAATGCGAAAGTTGGGCGGACAATTTGGGCGTCTATCTGTTTGACGAAAACGGAAGTATTGAAGCAATTCAAGACGAAACGACCCCGACAACGTATTATCCTATTCCAATTCGTTCTTTGTTCATTGGCGACAAAACGCACGGCGGATTGGAAGCCCCGGACAGCAACGCAATACAATGGGCGTTTTTGCCGAACTATTCGGACGACCTCACAATTGTAACCCCGGATTTCAACCCGCTAACCGATTTGAAACCCGCAAACGGTTGACGATATGGCGGCAAAGGTTACAAAGGTTAAATTAGTTTGTCCGCCGCATGGTTTAACCGATGAATTTGAGATTAAGCACGCCGAAAGGTTGTTGCGGATGCCAAACAACGGCGGTTGGCAGTTACCCAAAGACAGCGATTTTAAATTTACCAACGACAATGGGATTGAGTATAAACGAAATAAAAAAACGGATAACGGAGCCGAAAAAGCGTAAGACGATAAACAAAGCCATTTATCATCAACAACGCATTAATTTTCACGCCCGCACTCGTATTACGTCGTTTGACATTTGCCAACCGGTTACGGACTTTATGGCATTTGTTTCTAACCTATTGCCGCATGACAAATTTAAGATGTTCAAAACATTGTTCCGTTACCCCGTTAAGACAAACGAGGTAACGGGCGTTTGTTTTGATAAGTTGAGCCGGATTTTTGACGGTCGTAACCCGGCGTTCAATTATCAGTTCCAAAACCCGGAACAAAGGGACGATTGGGAGTGTTACCGCCAAGACGTACTACATGAGCCGGAAATTTGGAGTACAAAAGGATGGGAGTTTTTCCAAACCGAAATAAATAGCGTTCTAATTGTCGATATGCCGAGCGAACAAAACCCCGCCGACAAATACCCGCAACCGTATTTCTATTGGTTGCCTATTGCATCCGTGATTGATTACAGAGCCAACCCGACGACGGGGGTAATGGATTATATCATATTTAGGCAAGACGGCGAACGTATCGCAGTAATTGACGACGAACGTTATAGAGTATTCAGAGAGGACAAAAACCACAATATCGGCGAATTGCTGATTGATAACCCGCACGACGTCGGTTATTGTCCCGCCCGTTTCTTTTGGAACGAACCGTTGAGTTTATCGGAACCCGACGTTAAGCAATCCCCGCTAACCAAGCAATTGGAGGCGTTGGATTGGTTTTTGTTTTACCATATCAGTAAACGACATTTAGATTTGTACGGTGCATATCCGATTTATTCCGGGTATGAACAAAGTTGCGATTTCAGTAACGGCGAAAATGGCGATTATTGCGACGGTGGGTTTTTGAAAGACAAACAAGGGTTTTACAGATTGGACGCCGCCGGGCTTTTGATGCGTTGCCCCAAATGCGGGGATAGTCGTATTAACGGCGTCGGTTCGTTCGTTGAAATACCAATACCGGACGGGGATAAACAACCCGATTTGCGTAACCCGGTGCAAATGCTAACCGTTGACCGTGGGAGTTTGGATTATAACGTTGAGGAAGAAAACCGCCTAAAGAATGACATTATTACGTCGGTTGTTGGAACCAACGAGGAAATAACCACACGGGACGCATTGAACGAGCAACAAATACAGGCGAATTTTGAGAGCCAAAGCACGGTATTAAACCGGGTAAAAAAGGGATTTGAGGCGGCGCAACAATTCGTCGATGAAACCGTTTGCCGTTTGAGGTATGGCGGTTTGTTCGTTTCTGCAAAAGTCAATTACGGCACGGAGTTTTATTTATCCAACGCAACGGAGTTACGGGAACGTTACAAGGTAGCAAAGGAAAGCGGCGCAAGCGAGGCGGAATTAGACGCACTACAAAACCAAATTATCGAAACGGAATACCGGAACAATCCAACCCAATTGCAACGTATGTTGACGTTGGCGGAATTGGAACCGTACCGACATTTGACCCGTAACGAGGTATTGGATTTGTACGACAAACAGATTATCAGCGAAAACGATATGCGTATAAAGTTGAATTTTGCTAACTTTGTACGCAGATTTGAACGTGAATATTTGAACGTGTTAGAGTTTGGGTATAATATGCCGTTCAACTCTAAGATAAATTTTATAACAAGTAAATTTAACGATTATGCGAGTGAAAGTAAGCGAGGGCAAAACTAAAGACGTTGCGATTATCGACGTTACGCCCGAAAACTACATTGTCCCGGACAATGAGAAACATTTGTATCATTGCGTTATCGAAATTAAGAAATTCGACAGCGAAACGGGCAAACGGTTATCAATTCCCCGTATTCAGAAGTTCGGCAAAAAGGGTTATGAAAATAGCATTGCCGACAATCTGAAAAAGCAGGGTTACACGATTACCGTATTGCACGACCCCAACGAGTACATGAAAGCGAAAGCCGAGGCGGACGAAAAGGCAAAGGCAGAAAAAGCCAAAGCCGCCGAGGAAAAAGCCAAAGCCGATGCCAAAGCGAAAGCCGAGGCGGACGCCAAAGCCCGTGCCGAGGAAAAGGCAGCGTTGAAAGCCGAGATTTTGGCAGAATTGAAAGCGGCGGGAGTTATCCCGGCGGAACCCGCCAAAGAAACCAAAGCCGATGCAAAGGCAAAGGCAGAAGCCGAGGACAAACCCGGAGCGAAAAAGTAACAGAGTATTAAACCATTAAAAATACGATTATGGCACAGATTGCACAGCAGGACAATTTGGTTATTGAAGTAACAACAACCGCCGCCGCATTGGATGGCGCCACAAAGAAAAAGTTGATTGAATGTATTGAGGGCGGAACAATTACCGACGTCATTTTGGTAACAAAAGAGGTTGAAAAGAAAATCAGCCATGCACGTGTTGTTAGTTGGTTGGTTGACACAACCGGGGATTCGCCAAAATACACAATTCATATTATTAACGCAAACAGCGGAGTAGTAGCAGCAATCGCACTTAATTAATTCAAAGGGAAAGAATTATGTTAACGAGAGAAATTTTAGTTGCAAATGCGGCATTAGCCGGATTAACCGACGAACAAATTGCGGCAATTACAACATTGTCCACCAACGACGAAAATAGCGTTATCGCCAAAAAGACGGGCGAAATTTACGGCGGATTGGATGCCGATATTTTGGCGGTGTCCGGTATCGCAAAGAACGGAACCGAAAAGACGTTTGATTACGCCAAACGAGTATTAACCGAGTTCAAAACCAAAGTTGAGGGCGCAAACGGTCTGCAATCACAGATTGACAGCCTAACCAAAGAAAAGGCACGTTTGGAAAAAGCCATTGCCGACGGTGCGACGGATGCGGAAACCGCAAAGGCATTGAAGCAAGCAAAGGCAGATTTGCAAAGCGTTACGACCCAATACAACGACCTCAAAAGCAAATACGATGAAGCCGAACAAACCCATACAAAGGAAGTGTTCGGCATTCGTGTTGAAACGGCATTGCAGACAGCAACCGCCGGGTTGAAGTTTAAGGCAGGATTGCCGGAAAGCGCAACAAAGGTTTTGTTAGGTCAAGCAATCGACAAAATTAAGGGTATGAACCCGGAATTTATCGACGACGGCAAAGGCGGCAAAATGTTAGCGTTTAAGGATGAAAACGGCGCAATCATGCGCAACCCGAACAATCAGTTGAACCCGTACACCCCCGGCGACCTTTTGACCCGTGAATTGGAAACAATGGGTATTTTGGATAAGGGACGACAAGGAGCGGGCGGCGGAACGGTTCCCCCAACGGGCGGCGGTGCGGGCGGTAATGTTGCCGTTGACATATCCGGCGCAAAAACGAGGGTTGAGGCATACGACGTAATTGCAAACACTTTGCAACAACAAGGTTTGCAGATTGGAACGGCTGAATTTGACGCCGGAATGAAACAGGCATGGCAGGACAACAATATTGCCGCATTGCCGGAAAAGTAAAAGACAACACGGGTAAAGGGTAAACCCGCATTTATAAACAATTTAATTTTTTAAACAATGAGTTTAATTGCAACAAGAGTACAGAATTGGCGGATAGAGAACCCGGAGTTAGACCGTAATATGTTCCGCCCGTGTGAGTACGGCGCATTGGATTTCTTCATTGAGCAAACCAACGCCCCCAACTCAATCATTAGTCCCAATTTGAGGGATAGAGCATTAGTAAGTATCGGTAACACGGTACAAGTTCCGGTTATCAATTATGACGAAAACGTACAAGTTAGCAACGTGCGTTCGTGCGTTATTGCCGATAATGAAAATACGTCCGCATTGGTAACGCTTGTTTGGGCTACTTATGCAATCGGGTTTACAATGGTTCCGGCGGCATACTCAAACAATGAGATTTCGTACCAACACGATTTTATGCGCAAAATGGAGAAAACAACCCGTGCGTTGGCGGACGCTTTGGATAAAGGAGCCGTTGCCGCATTGGAAGCGAACAAAACGCAGGTTTTCAAAACTTTGCTTAATTACACGCAGACCGGGAACGTTATCCAAGTGCCAACCCAAATGGCAACCGAGATTTTGGGCGACATTAACCCGATCATGCGAGCGAATTGTTACCCGGAATATATCCACCTTATCGCAAATGCGGGGGTTGATAGCCTAATTCGTAAGTTGGCGCAACATGGCGTTTACAACGACGTTAATAAGCGCATGGAATACGATAACAAAGTATTGCATTATACCAATAACGTAACCGACGAAGCGAGCAAAATGGGAACAATGTTTGCCGTTGCTGATGGAAACGTTGGTATTTTAACCCGTGTTGACCGTGAAGCGTACCGCCGTACCCGTGCGAATTTCCACGAATGGGACATTGTACGATTGCCGTACATTGATTTGCCCGTTGGTTCGCATTATTATACCGCCGTGGGCGACCAATCGGCGATTATGGGCGACGCAACCGCCGATTTGACGTGTGCCGTTAAGGAGTATTTCGGATTTAGCGTTGATGTTGCCTACATGGTAGCATATAACAGCAAACCGGACACCGTGGCAAATCCGATTATCAAAGCCGAGATTGCAGCACGCAACCCGAACGAACCGTTAGGAATGCCCGTATATGTAACCAACGCCGGGGAATTTCCCGCCGGGGGTGCAGGCGCATAAGCCGGGAAACGGAACGATTATTTAACCGAGGGGACGGGGTGGTTATCCCCGCCCCCTTTTTTTTAATTAATGATATGGAAAGTTGGAAAGTAATATACGATTTCCCAAATTATGAAATAAGTAATTACGGAAACGTGCGTAATAATACAAAGATAGTTAAAGCCGTTCCCAATAAGCACGGGTATAATGTTGTAGTATTGTGCAATGGTATTCGTAAATCTGTTAATATTCATAGATTAGTTGCGGCGGCTTTCATTCCGAACCCGGACAACAAACCATGTGTTGACCATATCGACGGTGACAAATCGAATAATAGGGCGGACAATTTGCGTTGGGTTACAACCAAAGAAAATTGTAATAATCCAATAACAAAATCACGCCTAAATAAAAAGATTGGCGAATATATGGTTGGGAGATTAGGCGGATTGCACCAACGAGCAAAACAAATTGCGATGTATTCCATTTGCGGCGATTTGATAAAAACATTCTTATCAGTAAAAGACGCACAACGGGAAACGGGTTTAAATGATAGTAATATTGTTAAATGCTGTAAGGGTATAAAAAAGACTTGCGGCGGTTATATTTGGGCTTATGTATAGGATTAAGGAAATACAAGATAAGTTATTGCACGTCGTCGGTTGGGAACAATCATATAATCCCGCCGAGGCAATCGCCGAGCAATTAACAGAAACCGAAAGCGGGTTATATTTTCAAGGGGCGCACCCGCTTGTAACGTTGGATAATATGGCGGCAATCGTCCCGGATAATTGGGGTTTTCAATACCCGGTTTGGAACGATACAAAGGAATGGAAAGCCGGAACCGTGGTACAATACGCCAACGATGCGGCGGGCAAACCTTTGTATTGGGTCGCTTTGGTTGATAACGTCGCCGAGGTTCCCGCCGAGGGTTCGACCTTTTGGGAGAAATACAACATATTATCCGACTATTTGGAACGTTTGACCCGCAACGGAATTTCCACGGCGGTACAAACGTTTACCCAAGTAAAAGGATTGGATAAGGAAACAAAGAACCTATTGGAGCGTCGCACGTTCTTTGATGGTGCGGGACGTATAAGAGCAACCCAACCGAATAATCATAAGTTGGTAGGGTTTGAGATTATCCCGGTGCGGGCGATGGGAGTAACCGCACAAATACACCGTGTTGGCTTGCAAATGACGGGCGGAACCGGGATTGTGAAATTGTATCTATTCCATAGTTCGCAGATTGACCCGATAAAAACGTTTGATTTGAATTTTACGCTAACAAATGGCGGCTTTCAATGGTTTACGTTGGAAGATTGTTTTTTGCCATATATAAGCGACGCAAACAACGCCGGGGGTGCGTGGTTCCTTTGTTACAATCAAGACGATTTGCCCGCCGGGATGCAAGCAATTAACGTGTCGAAAGATTGGAGCGGCGAACCGTGCGGAACGTGTACCGGGTACGGCAATATTGAGGCATGGCGGCAATTGACAAAGTATTTGCAGATTTCGCCGTTTATGTACAACGCCCCGGAAACATTCGCCGAATACCCGGAGTTATGGGATATAGCGTACACGATGTACACTAATACACTGAATTACGGGTTGAATTGTGAAATAACGGTAGGTTGCGACCTAACCGATTTTATCATTGAACAACGGTCGATATTCCAAACGGTAATACAACGCCAAGTTGCGGCAATTGCTTTACGCACGTTGGCAATGAACCCCAACGTAAGGGTAAACCGGAACCAATCCAACGCCTCTAAAATGGACATTTTGTACGAGTTGGACGGGAACGTTGAGGGACGCCCCGGCGGTTTGGGTTATGACCTTAAAAAAGCGTTTGAGGCTTTGCGGTTAGATACGCAAGGTATTGACCGTATTTGTTTAAGTTGCAACAACCGGGGCGTTAAATACCGGACAACGTAATTGCATTATGGCGGGGTTACAATCAATAATTGATTTACGCAACCGGGTTAATACATTTAACGACGGGTTGACGTCCGGGTTGATTATACGGGACATAATCGACGACGGAATGACAACGGCGTTTATCATTGATGCCAACGCCGAGGAACAATTATTTGAACAAGGTATTAACCGATTGGGCGTTGACATTATGGATTATCGACCTTATACCCCGCTAACAATAGCCATTAAGGAGGAAAAGGGACAACCGACAAACCGGGTAACGTTACGGGATGAGGGCGATTTTGAGAGTAGTTTTTACTTGGAAGTCGGCGACAAACAATTTGAAATTAAGGCGTCGGATTTCAAAACAGAAGATTTGATAAAAAAGTATGGGCGGCAAATATTGGGATTGACGAACGAAAACATTGCTAAATTGATTTGGCAATACGTTTACCCGGATTTGCTAACCAAAGCAAAAAAAACAATATACGGAAATGGATAAAGTGCCTATCATAAAGAACCCGGAGTTATTCGACCGGGTTATTGCAAATATTCAAAAGGGATTGGCGGACGGGTTGCCGTGGCTTAATTATTCCTTTGGACGTTCGGAACGGTTGGTTAAGTCCATACAAGGAAAACGATATTACACGCCCAATATTTACGTCGGCGGCAATGAATATATGTTGATTGCCCCGGATAGTAATATAGGGAATTTTTCGTTTTTCGTGTTGGACGACCCGCAACAAATTGATTGGTTCCCCGGCGAACAAAACAAATATACAACGCCGTTTTCGGTTATCTTTTGGTTTGATATGCGCACGATAACAAACGACCCCAACAACCGGAATACGGAGGCGGTCAAACAACAAATCATGCGGGTATTGAATGGCGGTATTTGGTTGCGTTCCGGTTCCATGACAATAAACAGAGTGTACGCAAAGGCGGAAAACATATTTGCCGGGTTCACTTTGGACGAAATAGATAACCAATTTTTAATGCACCCGTTCGCCGGGTTCCGGTTTGCCGGGGAATTGGGAATTGATGAAACGTGTTTAACTGATTAAAAACAAAGTGTATGCAAGCATTTTTATTTTATACGGTCGTGGTTGCTTTGGTTGCTGCATTCGGTTTGACCTTGTTACGCAAATGGCAGGTTATCGAATGGGTACAAGTCCACGGCAACGAGTTTTTCGCAAAGATGTTTAATTGCGATTTCTGTTTGTCCTTTTGGGCGGGGGTTGCTTTGGCAATCCTTTTGGCGTTTATAACCGGGAACCCGACGTTGTTGTTGGTTCCCTTTTGTTCCACAATGATAACCCGTTTTTTGCTATGAAAACCGTTAAGATAGGAGAACGCACCGTTGAGATATACGACGCTATCGACGAATTGCCGATGTTGCGATTTCATAAGTACAACAAAATGTTGTTAGTTGATGCCGGGATTGGTTCCGATTTGCAGGATTTCGACACGCATATTGAAAAGGCGATAAGATACGCCCGGAGTAAAACCCCCGAATTGGCGGCAATCGAATTGGATAATATGCGGCAAAACGTGTATTTCATTCAAACCGGAATAAGCCCAAAGCATTTGGCGTTTGCCGTCTTGGTTAAATCAATCGACGGGGAACCGTACAACGATTTATCCGACGATGGATTGCAAAAGGTCGTCGATATGTTCGGCGATGTTCCCGTTAAAGAGTTGACCGCCCAAATGGAAGCGGTCAAAAAAAAAATAGATGAAGAATTGCAAATGTATTTCCCCCGGTTGTTCGACGATGCGACGGTTAAAGAGTATTACGACGAATTGCGCAACCGCACAATGCTAATGTTGGATGCGATTATAAACGGCGATACAGAGGACAAACGGGCGGAAATTGATAAAATAACGACGATGTTGTTGTTGTACAATCGCCCGGTTGTTTTTAGTGGTTCCGATAACATGGAAATTCAGTACGATAAACAGTTTGAAAATATGTGTTTAACCATATCCCAACATTTGCACGTGCCGGAGCCAAAGAAATACACCGTTTTAGAGTATTACAACGCATTTGAGCGGATAAAGGAGTTGTTGAAACCAACCAAAAATAAAAACGGCGTCAAATAAGGCGATTTGCGGCGTTGTTTTTCTTTGGTTGATTAACTACATGGAAAAGAAAAGATAATTTAATATGGGGCAAATTGCCCGCAAATAACGTTAAGTATGGCAGATAATAACAACCCAATAAAATATAGCGACCTTGTAAAGCCCGACGATAGTATTACAAAGTTGATTGCGCAATTAGACCAATTAAGCGACGCATATATGAATACGTTGCAAAATATCAAGTCGGAAGCAATAACGGTTAAGGCTGCATTGGAGGGCGTAAGCGGGGCGACCGAAAACGGACGTAAGACAATCCGGGGGGCGTCGAACGATACCGACAAATTGACACGGGCGGCACGGGATTTGGCATTTGCGGAAAGCGAGAACGCAAAGCGATTGGCGGAATTGAAGCAAGCCCAAAAGGAGGCAAACGAGTTGAACAAATTAACGACCCGGTTAAATCAGTCCGCCGAGGGTTCATATAATCGTTTATCCGCTCAATACTCAATTAATAAAATATACCTCAATAACATGACGGTTGAGGAAAGGGAGGCGACCGAAGAGGGGCGCAAATTGGTTGCCGAAACAAAAGCGATTTACGAGGAAATGAAACGGTTGCAGGAAGCGACCGGGAAAACGTCGTTAAACGTGGGTAACTATTCCGACGCCGCAAAAGGGTTGACGACCCAAATAGAGAACCAAACGAAGCAATTAGCATTGTTACGATTGGAGGGCAAACAAGGAACCGCCGAATATCAGCAATTGAGCAAAGAAACCGCAATGTTACGAGATGCGGTTAAGGATGCGACCGATGAAATTACCCGCATGGCGTCCGATACGTCCAATTTGGATGCCGTATTAGGTTTGGCGGCTGGTGCATCCGGTGGGTTCGCCGCATTTACCGGGGCAATGGAATTGTTCGGGGCGGAAAGTGAGGACGTACAAGAAGCGCAAAAGAAGTTACAGGCAGCAATAGCCATTACAACCGGGGTGCAAGCCATACAAAACGCAGTACAAAAACAATCCGCAATTATGTTGGGTATTTCCCGGCTACAAATGGCGGCATTGAGCAAAGCGCAAGTTTATAACCGCCTTGTTACCATGCAGGGAACAAAGGCAACATTGGCGGCTACAATTGCGCAAAAGGCTTTCAATCTGATTGCCGCCGCAAATCCGTATGTTCTTTTGGCGTTGGCATTGGTTACGGTTGTGGGGGCTTTAGTTCTGTTTGCATCTAATACCAATAAATCGGCAAAGAACCAACAAAAACTTAACGAGGCGCAAAAGGCGTGGTTGGATTATTTGGAAACCGAGGCAACCGAAATGAACCGAGTTAGCAACGAACGTGTCGCCCAATTGAACCGGGAATTAAACATTGCCAAAGCCCGCAACGCTTCATTGTCCGAAACCCGAAAGATTGAGGACGAAATATTAGCCGAGCGCACAAAGGCACACAATAAAAGCGTTGGTTTTTACGGTCAAGAATTAGACGATTTGGAAGCGAACCGGGCAAAGTTGAAACAACTAAACGATATGTTGGTACAACTCAATAATGCCAAAGCCCGTGGAGATAAGAAAGTTTATATTGATGTTGATTTAGACGGCAAAATTGATAAAGTCAAGGTTGACGAAGCAATTGAAGCCGTGCAGGGTCAAATAGATAATACCGGGCGGGCGGTTGACATTGCCGTTAATCTGAAAACAGAGGGGGCGGATTTGGAAGCCGAAAGAAAGATATTAGCCGCCCAACGCTTACAAGAAAACCGGGACGCCGCCAAAGCCGAAACCGACATATTACGGAAAGCCGAGGACGCCCGGATTGCCTTAATTAAAAACACGTTCGACCAACAACGGGCGCAACGCCAAGCCGCCAACGCCCGTGCGATTGCTGATATACAATTGCAGTTGAGAACGGAAACCAATTTAACGGTTAAGGCACGCAAAGCGTTGAACGACCAAATTGTTTTATTACGGGAACAATTGGCGGTTGATATGGTAGATATTGCCAACCAACAACGGGCGGCGGAATTGTCCGCACAACGGGCAACGCAGGACGCCCAAATTGCATTGATGGCAGAGGGGGCGGAAAAGCAACGGGAACAATTGCGGGTTGAGTATGAAAGGCAAATACAGGACATTAACACCCGGTTAGAAACCGAGCGGGGATTAACTGAAACGCAAGTTGCCGAATTGCTTAACCAACAATTACTTTTGCAACAACAATACGCAAAGAGTTTGGGCGAATTGAACGACCAAATTACAATAGACCAAATGCAAGCCGCCGCCGACCGGACGCAATTACAATTAGACGCCGCCCGTGAGGGTTCGCAGGAGGAAATAAATTTGCGTATTCAGTTGTTACAGCAACAACGGGCAATCGAATTGGCACAAAATAGGCAATTAGCCGAGGACGTGCGCCAATCCGAGGCGGATATTAACGCCAAATATGATGCCGAGGTATTGAAGCAAACGACCGAGTTAAACCAACAACGGGCGTTAATGCTATTCGACCAAACACAAGCGTTGGAGGCGTCCGAGTTTGATTTAATCCGCAATTCCGAGGAACGCAAAACCCGGTTCCGGTTAGCGCAAGAAAAGGCACGGTTGCAAAAGATTTTAGAGTTGAACAAAGCCGCCGGGGTTAAAATGACGGATGCCGAGGTTAAGACAATCGAAAATACCATTGCGAAAATCGACCAAGAAATTGAGAAAAGCAAAGGCGACGAACGGGGTAACGACATATACGGATTGTTCGGGCTGAATTTGGACGACGACCAAAAGGAGGCAATAAGTACGTCCGTTTCCTTTGCCATTGAGCAATTAAATAGTTTTTTGGATGCAAAGGTACAAGCCGCCGACGCCGCCGTTTCCGCCGCCGACAAAGAGGTTGACGCAAGCCAACGCCGATTAGATGCGGAATTAGAGGCACGGGCGAACGGTTACGCCAATAACGTTGCAATGGCTCAAAAGGAATTGGACGTTGCGAAAAAGAACCAAGAAAAAGCCCTAAAGGAGCAACAAAAGGCACAGAAAGCACAGGCGGCAATACAAACGATACAACAAATTGGAAACCTTGTAACGGCGTCCGCTTTGATTTGGTCGCAATTGGGGTTCCCGTTTGCAATCCCGGCAATTGCTATAATGTGGGGTTCCTTTGCCGCCGCCAAAATCAAAGCCGCCCAATTATCCAAATCAGCCAACGCCGGGGGTTCGGAAAGTTACGGCGATGGTACGGTTGAATTGTTGGCGGGCGGTTCCCACCAATCCGGGGACGACGTGGATTTAGGAACCAAACCGGATGGAACCCGGAGGCGTGCCGAGGGCGGGGAATTTTTCGCCGTTATCAATAAACGTAATTCCCGCCGTTTCCGTCGTTTAATCCCGGACGTAATAAATAGTTTGAACCGGGGAACATTCCCCCAAAAGTACCTTAATGCCTACAATACCGACGGCATTAATGTAACGGTTCAACAAAATAACGCACCGGATTTGCGGGATTTAAAAGACGATGTAAGGGAGATTAAGGAACAAAACCGCCGCCGTCGTTACGTCGATGGCAACGGCAATGTTATTGAGGTTTACAAGAATTTGACACGTAAAATTAAAAATTGATATGAACCCGATTTATAGACATTCATTTGTAAATGCGTTTTTAGCAAGTGGGGCGATAAATAGCAGTACGGGAAATATAGAAGGAAATAATATAACTTATTATTATACACGTACATTTATTTCAATCCGTGATGTATATCCCCGGAAATTATATCAAAATTTCACCCCGGAAATGGGGGGAGTATTTTATGATAGTAATAAAAAAGTAATTGGCGGTTGGGGAAGTAACCCACCCGCTAATAATACGGAATTTGATATACCTAATAATGCCGTATATATCCGATTAAATATAAGAAAATCAGAATACGCAAACGGAACGGCATGGTTAAGATTGGGAACATTGGACGCCCCGAACGTCTTACAAGGTCAAACCGTGCATCCGATTTATAAGGACGATTTGGCAAAGGAGTATGAATTAGAAACCAACCAACGGTTTTATCGTGCCAAGTTATCCGGCAAAATAACCTTTGTCCGGGACGATTACGACTATATTAATAACCAATCGTTCGACAATGAATTTTTGTATTGCATTGAAAAGAGCGATGACGGCGGGCGCACGTGGTATCAATACTTTCAAGGCAAGTTTATGAAAACCGATTGCACGTTTACCGATTACGATAAAAAGGTTGTTGTACAACCGGACGCAATCGACGATTATAACGACGTGTTGGCGGGGTTGGAAAAGGAATACAATTTAATAACGTTAGCCCCGACAATACAACGGATAACGATAAACAAGCGTCCATTAATTCAAATATACGTTCCGGGCGATAGTGTCGTTTCTTGTTTTTTGGGCGGTACGAATTGGGAGCAAGACGCAAACGCCACGACCGACCAAAACGCATTGGTACAAACCTATCATTTTGCTTTGTGCAATATATTGAAAGAAATACAAATTACGTCCAACGGTTCCCCGGCGGTAATATCCGGGCTTTATACCGGACGAATGGCAACGGGTGCAAGTGCGGACGCATTCGAGGGGAAATTATACCCGGAATTGAATGTTAATTATTATATCTATATTTCACAACAACGAATTGACGGCGTGCCGTTTGGGGTTGCATTGGTTGAGATACGCCGACAATCGGACGATGTGGCAATGTTCCGTTACCAAAAACTTACAACGTCCCCGTTTGATACGTTGGAGTTTGATTTAACCGCCGTCGAGGGTTCCGGGGCAACCGGAACAATGCACGCCGATATGAAAAGTTATAATATATACGCCCGGTATTTGTGCGACGTGGAGAAAATCGACGACCTTAATACATATCCATTGCCCGCCGATGATATAGTTGATAATAACCGTAATTATAGGCGTGCGATTGGTTACGCAATCGACGTGGCGTTTATTTCAAACAACTTTTCAGATACCCCGACCGAGTGGGGATTAGCGGACAACGGAAAGTATTTTGCGCCCCCTTATTCCATATACGGACAAACGTTTTATCCAATCGCCCGGTCAACGTGGCGTTATGCGTCGTTGTGGTTTGGGTTTTATTTGATGGATTGGTTATTAGAGGGAAAAGCAAGGAAAGAATATACTTTGCGGGATGCGTTCCCGGTTGCGTCGTGTATATCTGTTTTGCTTAATCAGATTGCGCCCGGAATTACGCACGCAGCCACGGCGGAATACAGCCAATTTTTATACGGTTCATATAATCCAATATCCGGGTTGAATTTCCGTTTGCTTGTATCGCAGAAAACAAACATTATAAACGGCGAATATCAGCAACCCGCACAAAAAGCCCCGACGACCTTACAACAATTTACCAATATGTTACGGGATTGTTTCAAATGCTATTGGTTTATTGAGGACGGCAAATTTAAAATTGAGCATATCCAATATTTCCGCAATGGCGGTTCCTACTCCGGCGGGGTTGTGTTAAGCCACGATTTGACAAAGGAATTGAATTTACGCAACGGGAAATCGTGGGCATTCAACACGTCGGAATATTCGTTTGATAAGGTCGATTTGCCGGAACGTTACCAATTTAAGTGGATGGACGACGTTACGGCGGCGTTTGAGGGTTTGCCGATACAGGTAATTAGCAAGTATGTAACGCCCGGAAAGGTTGAGGACGTAAACGTATCTAATTTCACGTCGGATATTGATTTGATGTTGCTAAACCCCGGCAACATGAGTTCGGACGGGTTCGCCTTATTTGCCGCCGTTCCGCCAACGTCCGGGTCGCAATGGATATTACCGTTTACACGTCAAACCGTCAACGGGGTTGAATACTTTTTGCAAAACGGATATTTAGCGTTTATTAATCTGCAATCGCCCTATTGGTTGTATGATTTACCCGCCCGTAGGGTATCAATAAACGGTTCCGAAACATACGCATACGGGATTGAGAGAAAGAAGAAACAAACGTTTAGTTTTCCGGCGAATGACGACCCAAACCCGATGCAGCTAATAAAAACGTATATCGGTAACGGTCAAGTTGATAAATTAAGCGTAAATTTGTGCAGTCGTTCAATTAAAACAACTTTGAAGTATGACACCGAATAATAATTTGTCCGTATTGCCGTTTTACGAGGGCGTGCAATACCAAGATTATAAAAAATCGTATGCGTATGGCGACGTTTACCCGTTGTTTACGCCTATCAATAAACTATTGCCGTTTCAAATCATACGCCCGACCCGTTCAAATAACATTGTATCGGTTCGGTTGTATGATTATAAATTTACCCGGATATTGGCGGACATAACAACGCCGATGTTGGAAACCGGATTGCAGATTGTCCGGTTTGCAAATTACGGTTATGATGTTATTGTTTACCCCGGTTTGTTGCCGATGGCTTTAGATTTCCCGGAGGGGCGTTATATGATTGGAATTAACGACGGCGTACAATGGTATTATTCCGATGTATTTACGTGGATTTCCGGCGGAATGGACGGTTATTTGTGCGTTGAATGGAGCGACGCCGCCAATATGGAAGTTGACGGCGGACAAATCGTTTACGAGGGCGTCCAATTCAAAAACCGGGTTTACGTGTGTTCGGAGTTAGGAAAGCCGGAATACAAGTTTGAGGAAGAGGGCGAAGAACGGGACGGGTATTTTTTCCCGGAAAAACAAATATCGGAAAAAACGTTTCGGTTTGTCTTTTTAGCCCCCGAATACCTTTGCGACGTAATGCGGTTAATCCGTATGAGTGATTTTGTAACGGTATATAGTCAAGGCAGGAAATACGATTGCGACACGTTTTTAATTACCCCCAAATGGCAAACACAAGGCAATTTGGCGTCCGTCGAATGTGAATTTGAATGCGCAACCGTGGTTAAGAAAATCGGACGGGGCGTTATTCCAACGACCGGGGGCGATTACAATAAAGACTTTAATAATGACTTTAATAACAATGATGTAGTTTAAATTTTTATCAGTATGGGAAATTACGAAGAATTAAAAGCCGCCGTTGCGTCTGTTATCAAGGCAAACGGGAACCAAGAAATTACGGGTCAAGTGTTACAAAATACATTGACAACGTTAATTAGTCAAATAGGAGTGAACGCAACGTTTGCCGGAATTGCAACGCCGAGTACCGCACCGGGAACGCCCGACCAAAATGTTTTCTACATTGCCGGACAAAGTGGAACATATCCAAATTTTAACTCTATCGTATTAGATAATGAAATTGCAATATTATCTAATAAATCGGGTACATGGGTAAAAACAACAACCGGATTTGCAACAAATGACGGTATCGGTAATGTAATTGGGTTGGATAATGTAAACGATAGCCCCGTTTATGTTAATGCAATTAAATTTATTGGTTTTGTCCCAAATGAAGCGTCTAAAGACCACATATTTAGCATACACGGTTTTTCAAGTCGAGGCAATACAAAATCCGCAACGCCTAATATAACGGAATTAGATTTATTTATATTAGATGAAACTGCAAGTCAAGCGGCAGGCGCAGAGAGGCGGGCGGCTTCGCTTGCATTACCCGCAAATACAGATATAACTAAACCAACGTTTTCAAAAATAACGGGAAATTCGGGTACGTTGTATGTTATTATTGATTGGAACCCGGTTGTAAATTATCAAGTAAACAGGCAATATTCTTATATCGCTTGGGGAGCTAATTTTGCCAACCCGTCGGCATCTAATTTAGTGCGTATTCAAAAATTAGACGCAAACGACCCACGTATTGTAAATTGGGATAATGCAATTAAAACGGGTCAATTGGTCGGTACATACGGAGGAAGTGAAACAAACATTATCAATCAATTAAAAACATCTGCAATTATTGGTATGCCGTGCGGATTAGCTTTCAATTTTCCGAGTAGATACAATTTAGAGGTAAAAGCCATGCAGATAATTAAAAGAGCGTATTTTTCTTTTAAAGATGGCGTAACCCCCGTTGATGTTGGTATTGGCGTATTAGGTACTGGCGGCGGGGATGGTACTAAATTTTGGTTCGGATTTGGACGATTAGACGGTACGGGTTCGGGATTTGGAACAATTCCGATGTTAGATGTTGATACATTGCCAAACGGTGTTGTTTCTTATTTAGTGGAAACGACAACAACCCGTTATTATGTTGAAATTGACTTTGACAAATGGCGTGAAATTGGTAATGTTATTTGGTCGTGGTCTACTCCATGCTGTAAAATGACAAATATAATTCCAAATGATAGTAGTATATGGGACGAAGTTTTAGCGCAAAATATCCAAAAGCAGAATAATACGGCATTTGCTTTTACAGAAGCATTTGCCCCGCAGGATTTACAACAAGGGTTTTACCAAGTAAGCGGACAAAAGGTTGTTATTTCGTCGGTTATTCCCGCTTCATATCGTAGTATAAAAATAGATTTATTAGCTAATAATATAAGTCGTATGCGTGTATCATTAGACCCGCACGGAGTTATAGTATATGGAGCAATATATACAGACAATAGCGATAATTATATTTCAAGGGAATTAAAAGGTAATGATAAGACGGAAATATACATGAATTACGAGTTGACAATACCAAGCAACGCACGTTATGTATATATATCGGGATATGCCGCAAAAATAGCAGAATTAAACCCCGGTGTTATGGCATATAAGTATGTTTATAACGCAAAATCCAACTATCAAATTACGGGTTATCCTAATAATGGCTTAGATTGGCGTAATGTATCATACCCTAACCCCGTTGTTGACATTGTAAATAAGGCAATTAAATTTATTGCTTTCGTTCCAAATGCAACATATAAAAATGATATGTTTACAATCAACGCATTAAGTTGTTACGGAAATAAGGGGTCGGAAACATTTACCCCAACATCTTTTGATTTATGGCTTTTTGATATGATTGACGGAAATCAATCAACGGTCAAATATACTAAAACAGATATAAGTAATTTTAATTACGACTACCCCGAAGTTATAAAGTCAATCGGCGCACGTGGAACGCTTTACGCTATTGTTGATTGGAATGTTGTAAGAGGCTATTTTAATAAAAAACCAAACAAATGGTATCCCATTTTTTGGAGTTCGTCGTTTAACGACAAACCAATTGTGCAAAAATTAGACGCAAACGACCCACGTATTGCGGGATTTAATCAGATAGCCCCGGTATCGCCAACGCAATTTGCGGATTTTACAAAGTTGAATTTAGGAGTTGACGGCGATAGTATTACGGCGGGCAATCAATGGAGTTATTATGCAACGCAATATTTAGGGCTTGCAAATCATCATAATGTTGCGGTTGGGTCGGCTACATTTAGCGATAGAACACAAACGTATGAGGGGGTTACTTATGTAACACAAAATTATGACGACCCCGATTTTGCCGGAATAAGTGGCGGTTGGCAACCAACAACCGACCCGGTAGAAATTCAAAAAAGGTGCAATAATTGCGCCCGTGTACACGTTCAAAAATTCATTTCAGAAGTAACCGCCGGGACATATCCCGTACCGGATATATTTGTTTTTGCGATGGGTACAAATGATTCTACTATTGGAACCGTTGCCGATGCGTTGAACGGAAAAGACCCGGACGCATTAAGTGCGGCGGTTCGTCAAACAATGGTAGGGGGCGCACGTTGGGCAATCCAAAAGATAATTACTACATACCCTAATTGTCGTGTATATATATCCGCACCAATTCAGAGAGCGGACGCCACGGCGAACGCAGAGGGTTTGGAAAAAAGTATTGCATTAAAAGAGATAAGCAATAGTTTGTCGGTTGGCTATTTTAACACTTTCGGCGAATGTGGAATTACTGAAAAAGTAGAAAGCGGAACCGCGCCTTATCTTAGTGATGGATTACACCCAAATGCAGCGGGTCAACAACTTATGGGTAAATATTTAGCTAAAGAGATACGCAATAATTATTTTTAAATATCGGAATGATTATTAAATGTTATATTATGGATAAACTTTTTACATGGGAACAATGCCGTATGATATTTGCCACGTCGTTAAGCCCGGTTTTAGCCTATTTAACCCCAACGGCTGGATTTATGTACGCATTGATTATAATGTTTACTTTCAATATTTGGGCGGGTATGCGGGCGGATGGGGTAAGCGTAAGACATTGCAAAAACTTTCGTTTCGGTAAGTTTAAGAATGCGTTGGCGGAATTGCTATTGTATGTTACCATTATATACGTTATATATTCGGTAATGTTGCAATGTGGCGATAATGAAGCCGCCAAAATAGTAATTAAATCGCTTACATACGTTTTCATGTATGTATATTTGCAAAACGCATTCCGAAACCTTATTAAAGCATATCCCACAAAGGTTGCATTGCGTATTATTTACCACGTTATCCGGTTGGAGTTTACACGAGTATTGCCGGGATATTGGCAACCGATAATTGAGAGATACCAACGGGAACATGATAACGATATTATTAACGATAAAGAAAAGGAGGGCGAACAATGAACCAAACAGAGATTTTAAAGTATTTGGAGGAACAAAAAACAACCCGGACGATTACGGATTTGATTGTACATTGCACCGCAACCAAGCCCGGCGCAAAAGTCAACGTTGATATTATCGACGGTTGGCACAAAGAACGGGGATTTAAGAAGCAACCCCAAAGCGGGCGAATTTGCGGTTATCACTTTGTTGTATTACCGGACGGGACGATTGAAACCGGGCGTTTTCTTTCTGAAATAGGGGCGCACGTTTCCGGGCAAAATTCCCGTTCTATTGGCATTTGTTACGTTGGGGGATTGGATGCCAACGGCAAAGCCGCCGACACACGCACGCCGGAACAAAAAGAGGCGTTATTATGGTTGCTTATGCGGTTAGTCGTTATGTTCCCGGACGCAACGATTAAGGGACATAGGGATTATTCCCCGGATTTGAACGGCGACGGCATTATTGAGCCGTGGGAGTTCATTAAAGAATGCCCGTGTTTTAATGCGGCAATTGAATATAGTAACATTTAATTTTGTACCATTATGACAAAGAAAGACAAAAAGGAGTATTTGGAACAATTGGTTGCCAATCAAGGGAACCAAGCGGGAATTAGTATTGCCCCGTTGTTATCCGCTATTATTGCAGATTGCGAGGACGTTTTTACGGTTACGGTTGAGGACAACCAAGAAAATACGAAAAACGTAACGAACCCACAGGCGGAAATAGACGCATTTATTGACGCCGTAAACGCCGACCCGTTGCACAACATACCGAAAGTATATATTTCGGGCGTCGTAATTTCCTTTGCGCAATTGGAGATTAACGAGGACGAAATAAATAGTACGGTTGAAATGGCGGGCGGACATTACGTTTTGACATTGAGCAAAACGCCGGATAGTTCGTTAATCATTTACACGGCAAACGCATGAAAAAGTATATAATATTGGCGGCAATCATTATGGCGGTTGCCGCCGCCTTTTGGTTCCAACAAAAGCGCATTAATAATTTGACCGTCGAACGGGACAAATACCGGAGCAATACCGAAACGTTGTTGCAGGACGTCCGAACCTATCAAACAAAGGATAGTTTGAACGCCGCAAAGGTTGGGAATTTGGAGTTAAAATTATCCGAATATAAAAAGTATCGGGCGGACGATGCGGCGTTAATCAAATCGTTGCAGACAAAGAACCGGGATTTGCAAAGGGTTACGACGGCACAAATGGAAACGATTAACGAATTGCGGGCGAACGTCCGGGATAGTATTGTATATTTGCCCGGCGACACGGTTACGACAGTTTTACATTGTATTGAGTATTCCGACAAATGGGTTGATTTTGACGGTTGTATTATAAATAATACGTTTTCGGGCAAAATTATAACACGGGATAGCCTTTTAATAACGGAAAGTGTACAATATAAACGTTTTCTTAATTTCCTATGGAAAACAAAACGGATAAAAAACCGTGAATTTGATATTGTTTCAAAAAATCCACATACAAAAATTACCGGGTTTGAGGTTATAACAATAGAAAAATAACTATATTTGCGGCAAACGGGGATAGTTCGGAGTAGCTACCGGATGAAAAAAGATGCAACCACTTTTCCCCGTTTCCCTTTTTTGGTTGCTTACTTAAATGGTTGTATAATGGAAATTTGGAAAGATGTACCCGGATATATAGGGTTGTATAAAGTGAGTAATTACGGGCATGTAAAATCTATTAAGAAACAATTGGTTTTGAAAACATGCGGTTCCGGGAATAGATATAAAACCGTTGCTTTATGTAATGGGATGCGCAAAACGTTTCGATTACATAGATTAGTTGCGGCGGCTTTCATTCCGAACCCGGAAAACAAACCATGTGTTGACCATATCGACGGCGACCGAGCCAATAACCATGCAGATAATTTGCGTTGGGTTACATATTTGGAAAATAATAATAATCCTATTACGAAAAAGCGATTGAGCGAAAATAACGCAAAAAATATGCAAGGTAAAGAGGGCGTATTGCATCCAAATTCAAAACCCGTTAAGATGATGAAAAACGGAATTTGCTTCAAAACATATCAATCTATCCATTTAGCCAAAAAAGATGGGTTTAACGATACATTGATAATTCGATGTTGTAAAGGGCATATGAAAAAACATAAGGGTTATAATTGGGAATATATATAATAGACATAACAAAGGGGTTGTAACAAGGCGTTGCAACCCCTTTTTCTATTGAGCCATTTTTAGCCCGTTTCCGGGCATTTTATTTCAAAGTGGATAATTTACCCGTCCCGCTTGCAAAAGTCGCTTAAATAGAAAATTCCAAGAAAATAACTCTTTTGGAGCCAAAAACAAAACTTTTTGCAGTTTAAGCCAAAAATAAAAGATAAAACCTTTGGTGATTAAAATAAAGGTTGTATATTTGCATCATCAAACAAGAACGACCGGGCGTTTTCCCGGAAAATAGAGAGCGAAACAATGAATACTCAAAGCATTTATAACGGATTAGATTACACAACAAAAGAGATTAACCGCAATTTCAAAATCAAGGTAAACGGAATTGTAAACGGCAAAAAGGTTAATGTATTGGTTGGCGTGTCCGGTTTAATAAAGATTGTCGGCGACATTAAGTTAGTCAATCGCTTATTAAAACGTGCTTTCAATTGTTACGGCGACAAAGAGGTTCGCAAATTGCGCCGAGGCGTTAAAATCACTTTCTATTATCAGTAAACAACGACGGGGCGTTTTCCCCGGAACAATATAAATTTTCAATCATGGCAAAGTACATTTTAGTTAAGAAAGTAAAGGGAAAGAAATACGAGTACCAAGTTATTGACGCCGATAGTAAGGCGATTGTATCAAAAAGAACGTCCGCCCGTGAATATGTGGCGTGTACCGCCGACGGGTCGTTTTATTTCGGTCGTTTGGATTTAATCGGCAAAGGCGACCACGGCAAACGGTTGAGCCATGCGACGGAAATATTGGCAAACCCGGAAAAGGCGTATAAAAAACAAATCGCATACTTTACGCCGGATTATCGGAGTACATGGATAGCCGAAAACCCCGCCGAACAATGGATTGCCCGAAACGTTGAATATGCGACAAAGGAAAAAGAGAGATTAAACGCAATTGCGTATTTGCAGTAATAACCAAGCCGGGGGCGCAATCCCCCGGCATAACCATTTAGAGCGATGAACAAAACGAAACGTTACCGATTAAGTCAAGATGTGTATAAGATAATCCAAAATGCAAACGGCGGGTTATTTTTGCTTTATACCCGGCACAATCCCGGCGATGTGTTGAACCTATTGTTAGACGGCAACGATATTGGGTTGATGTGCCGAGTTGAGAGCCGACACGACCAATATTATAAGTATTGCAAAGTAATTACGGAGGGCGTACAATGAGCCGTAACAGAGAGCGACAACAAGAATTGCAGCCGGGGCGGGTCGATTACGCCCGTACCCGGTTGGAGGCGTTGGGCTATCCGGTTACGGAGGTCAACGCCACGACCTTACAATTTACTTTCCGGGGTTCCCCGGTTACATTATACCCGTATTCCGGTTGGTTTACCGGGCGCACCGTTACCGATGGACGGGGAATTAATAACCTATTAAAACAAATACCTATGCGATTTGCATTAAGAAAACAAGAAAAGATAAAAGCGTATTTTGAGCCAAACGGGGACGAAATGTTGAACCGGATAAAAGAAAGTTTAACCCGGTATTTTTCCGCCGACCGTTCGGAGTTCCCGGAGGGGTTCCGGGATATTGAAAGCGATTATAACCAATTGCCGGGGGAACCGTACCCAACCATTGCGATAAACGACACCGGGAACCCGGAACGTATGATTGAGTTCTATGTTACCGGGAAACAATACGACGTTTACCATGTGGCATTTAAAGGATTTACAAAGGGTTAATATATGGGAATGATAAAAAGGAATTGCGACAATTGCGGCAAAGAATACAACGCCGATACCCGGAATTTACGCCGAGGTTGGGGACGTTGTTGTTGTAAGAGTTGCGCCGCCCAATTGAGGGAAAAGAATAAACCCGGATATAACCCGGAACGGGTCGCCGTAAATAATGCACGCCGGAAATTTTGGGCGGATTGCCCGGAACCGGAACATTACCCGTTGAGTTATGACGGGGCGGATTTCGACCAATGGGGGGATTGTGAATTTGGAATACATGATTAAAAGAGAAACCCCCGACGCAATGAAGTAACGCCGGGGGTTGATACGCAGTAACCGAGAGCGATGTTGTAAGGTTATGCGGTGCAACAAAATTAGTGCTTTTTATCTGTATTACAAGCGTCCAACGTGAACAAATAAAATATTCAAAGGTTTTATTTTTGGTAATACAAATATTATTTATACTTTTGCAGAAACAAAAACCCACCGGGGGAGTACCCGGCAAAGATATGAGAATAAAAGATAGCGATTTATTAAAAAAATTGGCGACCGATAGCGGGAAAACAGCCAAACAAGTTTCCGAAATTGTCGTTTCGGAATTACTCAAAAACAAAGTTATTGAGGACGACCCGGACAATTGGGGCGTTTCCGTTTTCGATGCAATAAACGAGGACGTAACCGAGGAACAAACCGCCAATTGTTATGCGGCGATTTCCGAGGCGTTGGGCGTGTATCTGAAACGGGTATATTTCATTGTTCCGGATTTGGATTTAATGGGTAATGAAGATTGCCCGGAATGCGGCGGCGAAATGGAAGTTACCGACGGGGAATATAAACAGACCGGAGGCGACGGATATTTGACCCCGCCGGAATATACCGCAATTTGGGAGGAAAAAACGTGTACGCATTGCGGACACAAAGAGAGTAACGAACCGAGTTATTAACAATAAAAGACTAAAGAAATGGCAGAAATGACGAAATTAAGAGTAAACGAGGCAATCGCACGGGCGCAAACCGCCGGGATTAAGGTTTATAAAAAAGAGGTTGCCGCCCGTTTATGGGAGGGACGCACCGAAAGCGCACAACAAGTTAATATGACAAACTTATGTAACGGTACGACCAAACAGATACGCCCGGAATGGGTTGTTATCATTTGCGAAATGTGTAATTGCACCCCTAATTATTTGTTTGGATATGAAGAATAACGGGTTACAATGGTTTGAACGCATGGCGGACGTTATGTTTTCCGATAGGTTCCAAGCGAAAGCCATTATTGCGACGTTTGGAACGTTGGGCGTTGTTTGTCTGATTGGTGCATTTTGGAACCCGTGGCAATTGATGTTTGCGGGTATGTGTGCCGTAATGGTATTATGTGGATTTTCAGAATTAAAAAAGAGTAGAAAATGAGAGCGAACAAAAAGAAACCGGAAAACCCGGTACAAAAGACGGTCGAAAATTTGGGAGCCGTTCCCGCCGACCAATTCCCGGAAATTACCGAGGAACAACAACAAATAATCCCCCCGTTTGAAGCGGTCGAGGTTGAGCAACCAACCGGAATATTTGAGATATTGCCGGGCATGACGGTTGAGGAAATGACGGCAATGTTTTTTGATGAAAAAACGTTGATTGAACCCCCGTATAAGGTTTGGCAATTGAATAGTAAGGGACACCGCTATTATTACCGATATGACGACAACGGGAACCCGGAGTTTTTCCCGTCGGTTACAACGATATTGTCCCAAACGTTACCCAAAGCCCCGCACTTAATACAATGGATTGCCAACAAAGGCATTGAGGAAGCGGAACGATACAAAGGCGAACGGGCGGCGTATGGTACGTTTATGCACGCCGCATTTGAGGAATTATTAATTAACCGGGCTTATGATTTGGACGGGTTAAAAGGCAAACTAAAAGAATATATTGAGGTTTACCGATTGCCGGACGATTTTATATATTATGCCGACGATTTGAAAAAGGACGTATTGGCGTTTGCTCAATTCGTATTAGATTACGACGTGCGCCCGTTGGCGGTTGAAATTGCTTTAGTGCATCCATATTACAAGTATGCCGGAATGATTGATTGCCCGTGTACCATGTTGGCAAAGATAGGCAGCGACGAACGTATTAACGCAATCGTCGATTTTAAGAGCGGACGCAAAGGATTTTACGAGGAAAGCGAAATACAATTAGGGATGTACCGGGATATGTGGAACGTCAATTTTGAACAATTCCCCGTTACCCGTATTTTCAATTTCAGCCCGAAAGATTGGCGCAAACGTCCGTCGTACAATTTGAAAGAACAAACGGATAGCCCCAATATACGGAAAATCCCGTATCTGTTAGAAATTGCAGCCATTGAGGACGAGAAGAAAGATAATACGTTTACGTCGGTTAATGGTATGGTTTTATTGGATAATGCACCCGATTTGACGCAAAACGTAATATCCTTATCGTTGGCGGAATTGATTAAAACGAAAGCCCCAAAGGAGGCAACCCCGGACGAAAATACGGACGCCGCCGAGAAAGTCAAGGCGGACGCCCCGGAACCGGAAAAGGAGCCAAAGAAAACAACCATTGTTAAACGTGTGCCCAAAAAGGCAAAGGAGCCGGAAAAGAAAGCCGCCATGGGCAAAACGACCGCAAAGCGGGGTAATACCACGGAAAAGAAAGTAAAGCCCGCAAACGAGCCTAAAAAGCCCAAAAATGAGAGTAGGAAAAAGATGTTGAACGACGACCCCGAAATTTGAGATATGAAAAAGATTAAAATAATTACGAGTTCGTCCGAATTGGAACAATTCGTTAATAGAACGGATATTGAGGTTATCCAAATGGATATAAAAGCAGTTGAACAAAATTATTTTGCACAAGAATGGTTTATTGCAGTAATATTTTATAAAGAGTTATGAAAGGCAGAATAAAGCGACCGGAGGCGCAACAATCCCGTTTGATATTGCCCCGTGTCGGTCAAATAAAAATCGGTATGAAAAACGCAAACGGTTATCCGCAAAGCGTTGATTACTTCATACCAACGGGAAAGTATGCCGGGTTATTTACGCAAGCATACGGCGAAAAGCCGCAAACAATACAAATTGTTTTCCCGGACGACGACCCGGCAAAAGTATGTAACGAGCGTTACGAATACCGGGACGACGACGGGCGATTGATTGCGGCGGGCGATGGCGACACGTTCCAAGTATGGGACGGAAAAAAATACGAAACGTTGACAACGGAAAAATACCCAAATTTAATGCAGTCAATAACGAAGCGTTACCCGAACAAAAAGAGCCGCCAACCCGATTGCGACGGTTGGGAGGTTACATTAACGCTAAACTTTATTGTTCCGTTGGTTCGTGGGGTTGCCGGGGTTTGGCAATTCGCCACAAAAGGCACGGCGTCCACAATTCCGCAAATTCGGGAAACGTTCGACGGTATGTTAGCGGAACGGGGATTTTGCAAAGGCATTATCTTTGATTTGAATGTACAATTTGCCACGACCCAAAAACCGGGCGACCGTTCCCGTTTTCCCGTCGTGTCGTTGGTTCCCAATGAGAGTGCCGACAATGTTTTGAAAGTACGCAAGGCGTGGGAACCCGTTAAAGAATTGGAGGGCGGCAAATAATGGGACGAAAATTTGAAATAGAGATTAACGATACAATTATTGTTAATCATACAGAGATAAAAGCCATTAAAAGGACGGGTTGGCAAGGTTGTGAAAGTTGTTATTTTCATAAATTCCCCGGTTCATGTAAACGGTTCCCGTGTAATGCACACGAACGAAAAGACGGTAATAACATTAAATTTGTTGAAAATGACAATAAGGGATAGCAATTTTATAACCATATTAGCCCCAATGATTACGAAGCTTAAATTGAAAGGTAACGAATTATTGGTTTTTGCTTTGATACATGGTTTTAGTCAAGACGGCGAAAGCCGTTTTAAGGGTTCATTGCGGTATCTTATCGAATGGACGGGATTAGATAAAAGCACGGTTATTAAGTTACTCAAACAATTAGTTGATAAACAATATATCAATAAGTTTGAGTACGAAAAAAATAAGGTGCGTTATTGTGAATATACGTCTAATTATTGGGTTGCTTTGGAGTGGTTGGAAAATCCAACTACCCCCCGGTTGGAAAATCCAACTACCCCCCGGTTGGAAAATCCAACTACCCCCCGGTTGGAAAATCCAACCCCCGTGGTTGGAAAATCCGACACAATAAAGATAGATGATATTAATACCTCTTTTGATAATGATAATACCGGGGTAAAGAACCCCGGATTATTCCCGGATGAAGAAACAAAGGTTGAGGAACCAAAAGAGAAAAAAACGTTGTTCCGCAATTCCGCCGTTTACAAAATGGTTAAATTTGAAAACGGCGTTGGTGTGGATTATTCCGAGTTTGAAAGTAAGTTTGCGACCCCGGAATTTGAAAAGGTCGATTTGGTTTATTACTTTCATTCGGTTAGCGATTGGAGCGACCAAAAGAATATGAAGCGAACTAAAAACGGTTGGTTGGCGACCGTCCGCAATTTCATACGGGGGGACGTCGAAAAGAAAAAGTTGCATTTGAAACCCGAATACAAAGCCCCAACGCAAAGATTGAACGTTGCCGGGGCTATTGAGTATTTGAAAGATGATTATTAACATGGAAGCATTACCCGAAAAGACAAACAGATTGCCACAAACGTTGCCCGAAAAACGACAATCCGCCGCCGTTTTGCTTTATAGCGGAACGGCAAAAGCAATTGACGTTCGCCGGGCGATGGTTGAGTTACCGGAGGTTGCCAAAGCATTAACCCCGGTTGAAAAGTATATTTTCGTGGCGTCCACAAAAAAACAGATTGCCGAGATTGACGACGAAACGTTGATTGCCAAAACCGGGCAAATGTTCCGGTTTATCGCAATGGACGTGGGGTTTATCATTCCCACGGAAAACCGGGACGATTGGACGTATATTTGTACCCGGTTGTTGGATTTGCTAAAACGCTATTATTCGCAATTAACATTATCCGAGGTTAAATTAGCGTTTGAATTGCTGATTACCGGGGAATTAGACGACTATTTGCCAAAGGATAGGGACGGCAACGCCGAACGGAAACATTACCAACAATTCAACGCCGATTATTTCGCAAAGGTATTGAACGCATATTGCCGGAAACAAAACCAAGTTATCGGCAAAGCATATACAGCGTTGCCGAAACCGAAAAAGGAGTTAAGCCCGGAGCAAATCCGGTATTATCGCAATCAATCGGTTATGACTTGTTTAATGTGTTTTATGCGCTATAAATATACCGGGCGTTTAGTGTTTGGATTAACCGACGAAATGTTTGTTTATAATTGGTTGTTGGGCGTTGGGTTAGCGGATGAAGTGAAAGAAACCGAGGACGACCGGAAAGAAGCGTATAACCGATTTTTGGCACGTGCCGCCCGTGGGTTCGTTAATGAATTTACGGTTTATCACGTTCGGAAACAAGGAACCCAAAGCCCGGAAATTGATTTTACGGCGTTTGAAGTTGCCCGGAAAAAGGAGATTATAAAAGCATTTGACCGGATGATTGCCGAGGAAATGCAAGTTGATAACTATTTAAGATTTGTCTAATGGCAGCAGCATATAATGTAAACGGAAGATGTGAGGATTGCACATTTGCCGACGCATACGGCAGAAGTTGCGAACATGGGCTTTTATATCCGTTGGCAGTTTTAATGAAATATGGAGATGTATATAAATGCCCGAATTTCAAACAAAAGACGACGGAACAAATAGAAGAACAAATCAGATTAAGAGAGGAACGAAATAAAAAATGAAATTATTTATTGTTTGCTTTATAATTGGCGTAATAGGTTATTTTACAAATGCGGAAGGATATAAAGATGAAAATTGAAAAATGTGGAAACATAACATTAATAAACGGGGATTGCATGGAGTTTATGCAATCCCAAAGTGATAAATCTTTTGATT